AAGTATTATTACCGAACCGTAGTCGTTTACGCCATAATTGGGAAACCATTCGTAGTTACTACTCCCGTCACCTGCAAAACTAACTTTAAAGTTTACCTCCAAGGTTGAAGAAATCATATACTTACCGCTAGGAAAATAAAGCGTACCGCCTTGCAACGGCATTGCGTCTAAAGCATTTTGAATGTTAGCCGTATCATCGGTTATCCCATCGCCTTTAGCCCCAAAGCTTTTAACGTTTATATATGTTAAATTATTAGTTATGTATGTAACTGCCAATTCCGTGTAATACGTGCCGTTCCAACGATATATTTTGTTAAGGTTTTTGACGACGTAAATTTTACCTACCTCACCAACTAAGGGCAAAGAAGGCACGTCGTTAACTTCTACAACATTAACTAAATCTGAAAGCGGTTTAGTATTAATTGTCCCGTCGTTTTCCTGAACATTAACTTTTGTAGCTGTTGTGCTTTGAGTATTGTTAGTTATTTGTATATTTTCTAAAGGCGTTGCGTCTGCTGGCACTTGTCCATACATTGCGACTGTTGAAAGTAGTAAAAAAAGTATTTTTTTCATTTTAATAAAAGTTTATTTGTATTCTATTTCCTGTATTCATTGTTTTTGTGATAGTCAGGATATTATCGGTTTGCGTCCATTCGTCAATTTCCCAAAGTACCGTCCTTACAAGTACCACCATTGATACTGTTGCTCCAACTGGCAATGTAAATGTACTGGCTCCTGCGTATGTTTCAATCTGTACCGGCATTCTGCCGGGTAAAGACCCATCTTGGCCTTTAACATAATCATCCGCACTTTCATCTTCTTGTAGTAAATCAGCTTGTACATTTACTTCTGCACCCGCTGCAATACCTGAAAGTTTTGTTTGTTCGTCAGTTGTAAAATCATTTGTCGAAAGTCCTTTTCCTGGTTCTTTAAACACAACGCCTGCGTATAGTTCCGTAAACATTAAATTTACAGAATTAAAAGCTGTTCTTAACGGATCGCCTAATCCATCGTTAGGTGTCGAAATATCTATTGGTATTTGGCTCATGGTCTCATCCAATTAAAATTAGACTTCGCTTTTGTTGAATCTGGTGACGGTCTTTCAGGCAAATTTAACAAATCTAATACTTCCAGCAATTTTATTTCTAATCCAGTGGCTAATTTTTCGTATTTATCCGCTTTTTTTTCTCTTTGTTCGTCGGTTAATTGTTCTGTTTTTTCTGGGGTAACTAAATACACCCCATTTTGAGATACTTTCGCTACTCCTAATTGAAGGTAATACGAACATGTAAAGTAAGCTAATATAGTAGCTATGTAGTCATTATATATTGCTAAATAATCACCTGCCAAAGTATCGTTTTCGTAGTCGTCAAGTATTTTATTATACAAATTAACTCCCAAAATTCTTTTTATTTCAGAGTTTTGAGCCATAAAAATGAAAGGATTAATAGAGTCGTTATCTATATTCCCATCGAACCCCGATAACCTCGAAATATCGTCTATTGAAATTATTAATTTTATCATAGTATTGGGTCTTTTACATCTGAAACAATCGCTTTCTCCTGTCCAAAATTCACAAAATCAATATCGCATTCTGGATCTATCTTTTTAAATATTAAATCTAAAGAATCGAGTATAATTTCACGCATTGGATTAATTACACCTAAATATAAAGAGTCCGTTGCCGTTGCAATTTCATCAGCATTATTTGAGAATCCAGAGCTTCCCGGACGTTGAAATAAAATATTCATGGCTGAATGTGCTGCCATTAGTTTAATTTCTGCTGTTTCGTCATACGTGACAAACTGCTCGTTTCTTCCTCTTGGCTCTATTGTATCAACTATAATAGCTTCATCCGCTGACTCATTTACTGAAATTGTAACACCATCGCTATTTTCAGTGCCAGTCCATCCTTCTTTGATTTTCGTTTTAATTTCTTCCTTTTCATCTTCAGACATCATTGCACCGTTATTAATGTTGATGATTGTCTTTCCTTGAAAACCTCTACTAACATGATTTATTGCATCATCGATTAGCGCACTTTCAATCTTTGCGCTTTTCAATCCACTAAACCAATCAGGATATGGATAATAAGGTTCTGAAGATAATTGTTTAATATGCAAAATTTCGAAAGTTTCTCCTTTTCCGAACATTGGGTAAAACTTCGGAGGAAATTGAAATTTTTTAGTATAATCCCAGCAATACCAATATCCGTCCACCACCATATAATCATTAGATTTTGGATCAATATTGATGTTCAATCCAACTCTTACAACTGGTGTATGTTTGATCTTTATAGGTTTGCCTTGGAAATTTATAATTTGCGGAAAAGAAGATCCTGCAAGTTTGAAATCATGGCAAATCAAACGCAAATCAGCTTTTGAAATATAATCATGAGGGTTTATTTTACCGTTTTTATCTTCCAAACCATTACCAACAATGTAGTTGACTATTGTTTTAATAATAAATGCGTTGGTCGGACTGTCATCGTATGAATCTTGGTATTTTTTAAAGTTACTATTATTGACTCCATTCAATGTGTACTCCGTTCCAACTGATGGAACGGTAATTCCTGTTTCATAGGCTGAAAAATTAACCTGTACAACGTTGTTAGTTTTCGCCATTATTTATAAAATTTATTGTTTGTTTTTTTTGAATAATCTTGAATATTTTCCGTTTGGCTTGCAATCAAAATCTTTCCTAATAAAACTACTTCAGTATCTTGAAGTAAAGTATAAGAAATTTTGTCACCTATTTTTCCAGTAGGGAATGTGGCTAATGTAATTTGGTAATTTTCATTTTGCAATAATGAAATGGTTGCTAAAATATCTTGAGCCTTTTGGCTCATTTCATTTTTCAACTGAAATTTAAAAACCTTTGAAAGATCTAAAACTTTTCTTGGAACAATCTGAAATGTAGGCGAAGTATTTTTTTTTAAGATGTCCATGTAATGAAGATAAACCCCCATTTCTGAGGGTTGTTATTATTCTATACTGTTGGCATTATAGCCGCTAAGTATTCCGTAACCGCTGCCGGAGCAAGCTGATACATTGGTTCTGCTTCTTTTGAATTTATTGTAACGGAAAAACCCTGCGAGTCAGTTCCATTCGCTAAAGTCATTACATCGCACCCGTTTTTCGCTCCTTGTACGTAAATTTTACCGTTGTAATCTTCAATGAAGATAGTTTGTAAAATTCCTGCATAACCTTGAATTTGATTTCTTAATTCAATATCAATACCCGGAATGAAAAAAGTGTTTACTGCAACATATTCGTTTGTTCGTGTAGCTTCGTCAAACGTGCCAGTATCAACAATATTATTCCCTGTAGCTTTTACCTCAACTCTTGCAATCGTTCCGGTAGGAACTAAAGGCGCAATAGTAACCGGCAAATCTACAACACCTGTGGCGGTGTTCATAACTGGATCGCTCGCCAAAAAAGGCGCAAATCCAATAGCTTTCACACCTTTCATAGGTGCTGCCCTGCTTATTAATCTTGATTTTGTAAGTCCCATATTGTTTTTTTAAAGGGAGGTTTCCCTCCCGTTAATATTATCCGTTATATAAAACGTTGTATTTTTGTTTAACAATCCAAGTTGTCATGGAATTGATTAATTTCAAAATTCTTCGAGTTGAAGCGTTTGCTTCTTTTTCGATAATCAATTGAGAGCTGTCAGATAACAAGTCCATAACTAATTTTAAGTTCTTTTTCTGAGCTACAATTGAAAAGCCTACCAAATCAACGAATATGATTCTAACATCATTAAAGTACATGTCATTGAATGAATTACCAACGAAATTCTCTTGCAATGCTGCTCCCTGAACCCTATTAACCGACTTGATCAATTTGTAGTGCGCTTTTGGAGCGTAGATAATCGGAGCGTCATCTCCAGTCATCACTAATACGTTGTCAGGAATAGCATTGTATTTTTTTACATATTCTGCAACTATATTTGCGCTTGTCACAGTTGTTCCTGCCACTTTCAAATAATCACCTAATCCAGCTCCTGGAACTGCTTTAGATTGAGAGTCATTGTAAATCATTGTAGCTGGCACTGAATCAAACAAAGTGGTTGGCATTGCCGCAACTAATGCTTGAGCCCCTGCTGAAACAGATCCTTGACCCGCTCCCGGAACAAGTG